ATTGGGTGTATTCTAAATCACAATTAATAAAGCAACCTCAATTTACTCATTGCATACAAACAGCAGTCTATTCAAAACATTTTAAAAATAAATATAAACCATATTTAATTTATGTATCAGAAGTTGATTATACAATTTTTACACCTGATAATTGTTGGGAACTTACCCCAAAAGGTTTGGAATATTTTTTTAGAAAATTCATACAAATAAACATAAAAAGACAAGAACTATTAAGAGCTGCCAATGGTAGCATTAAAAGATTGGCTTGTTTAATTGATGTGGATTGGTCTGAAATTAGAAATTATAAATCTAATTTTATGCTAAAAAACTATGAAGAAGAAGATATGCAAAGGTTGGAGGACTTTTATGAAAAACTATAAGAAATGGTGCAAGATGATTAGATTTATTATTAATGAGTTTGAAAAAATATCTAAAAAAAATAAAGGAAAAATAAATTTAATTAATATTTGGGACACAGAATTTAAATTAGAAAAAAAATTTAAAGTAAGGTCTAAAACTTCACAAAAATTATCTTGTCAAGTTTTAGAAAGTAGAAGAAATGGAGGTTTTATTCCTTATGTCAGATAAATTAATGCAAACACTAGCTCAATTACAAACAGAGAATAGAAAATTTAAACAAGAATTAAAAATTAGGGATCAGAAACTTCTTGAAAGGGATGAAACTATGAAGATTGCTAATGAAGAATATCAAAAATCTTTGGCTAAATTAAAGGATGATTTAGCTTTTAAAGATAAAGTTTTAAAATCATTAAGACCCAAACCAAAAATAAGAAAGGTAAAAAAATGAAGATTGATCCTATCGTAAAAGATATTTTAAATGAATTAAAGTTTAATCCCTCTGAATGCTTATGGGAAAAACATGGTGCTACTTGTATGAAACATAGATACATAGAAATAGCAGGACAAAACAAAGGTGTTTCCATAGATAGTTTAGATGAAGTTGAGAAAAATTCAGCAGAAGGTGTGGTTGCAATTAAATGTACTGCTAGTCTTGGCAAAGCAAAGGTTATAACTTATGGCGAAGCCACACCAAAGAATAATAAAAATGGTTATCCTTATGCAATGGCAGAGAAAAGAGCAGTTGATAGAGCTATATTAAAATTAATTGGCATACATGGTTTTGTTTATTCAGATGATGAAGTGGATGATAAGTTTGAAAATGTTCAGGTAAAAAAAATAGAAGTAAAACAAGAACCAAAGAAAGACAATGTAGATAAAATTTATATTGCTGGTGCTTTAGAAAAAATAAAAAATAACAAAGATAAAAAAAATTCTTCGGTCTTAAGAAGTGATATTGAAAGTCTTAAAACCAGAATAAATCAGTCTATGGGTTGGGATGCGTTCACAAAGACAGATCAATTTAAAACATTTAACGCATTAAGAAATCAAATAACCAAACAAAGAAGGAGTTAGACTATGGCTTTTGAACTAAAAGAAGGCGAAGGTTATCTAAACAGAGATAATGAAAATCCTGAAAAATTTTGGGGATCATTTAAGGTCAGCCAAGATTTAAAAAAAGGTGATACCATCAATCTTACTGAATGGATTAATACCAAAGATGATGGCAAAGTTGTTCATAAATTACAAGAAAGAAAACCTAAACAAGGTTAATTGTAATAGATGGGGTGGTAGTTTTTGTTAAAACAAGCCTCTTGTTTTAGCTCCCTTGATCGGTTAGTTAGCTCTGCCACCCCTTTTAAACTATGGAACTTATAATATTAAATGATGGTCTTTATCATCTTATACCAATTACAAGTAATATGGTTGGAGATATAAAGTTATTTAATGAGATTGATTGTATGGACTTGTGTGATTTATTAAGAATTAAATTAACTGGTTATGTAGATACTTTAAATCTACACATGATGAATGATAATACTGGTGCAATGATGGGTTGTATCTGCAAATAAAATTAAAGGAGTAATATGGGAAAAGACGATAATATAAAATGGATAGACATTGGCGAAAAAATGGTCAAGCAAATGTTAGAAAAGAAACAAAAAGAATATGGAAGTTTTGATAACAACGCATACATCATGGCTAACTTTTTACAATCAGCACTAGAAATAGTTAATGGATATAAGGTTAAAGTACCTATTACAATCATACCACAGCTAATGATTGTTCTTAAATTGACAAGAACTATTGATGATGGTAGTGGGAAAGACATATACAAACTTGATACCCATAAAGATATTTCAGGGTACAACGACCTATTAAAAGATATGCTATTAAAAATGAGAAGCAAGGAGGACAATGACTAAAATATTTTATAGTCCTAGAATTAAAGAAATCATTGATTTTATGGCTGTTTATTATGATGAGCATGAGTGTTTCCCCAAGCTAGATGAGATAGGTAAGGCATTAAATTTAACTAAACAAAGGGTAGGTATTCTATTAAAGAATGCTGAAAAATTAAAGTTGATAAAGTCTGACAATGTTTTCATGCGAAAGTATATGTTGACTAAACAACCTAAAATTAGTAAATTAAAAGTCAATAATTACTATGAGTTGTAAAAAAATATATTACTACGAATTTTCTGCAACTTTAGAAGAAGAATTTGATTCTGTTGAGAAAGCAGCAGGTCAAAGGAATGCTAGTGAAAAGGCAGTTGTTAAAGAGATAACTAATAAAAGCCTTCAGCATTCTATAATTAAAAAGGAGGATAGGAATGAACCTAACCAATGAACTTCCTAGATTGTATGGGAAGCTACAAAAGTGCCATAATAATATCATGGCTACGATTGATGGCAGACTATGTGTTGATACAATTCAGGATTATGTTGAGTACAGACAATTAGTAAGAAGAATTGTTCAAGCTCAAAACAAAGAAGCAAAAGTTATTTACGAAAGATAAATAACTGATAACAAAAATGACAAGAAAGGAAGGCTATCTATGTCTGCAAAAGAAAAAGACCCCAATAAACTAAAACTTGATAAGCATATTGGTATCAAATTAAGAAACAAAAGAGTAGAAAGAAAACTAAATCAAACAAAAGTTGCTGATGTACTGGGTGTAACATTTCAACAAGTTCAAAAGTATGAGAAAGGAAGCAATGGAACAAATGCTTTTATTCTTTTATTACTATCTGAATTTTTTAAAGTACCAGTATCATATTTCTTTGAAGGTTTTAATCCAAGAACATTTGAAAGTAGCATAACTTACCATGACAGATTTCCAGAGATACATAGAGGTAATCAGGTCAAGAATGAAAACTTATATCCAAACCCTAACTCTATGAGTAGTTTGGGTAATAAAATGAAAGATGTTTTCTTGCTTGAAGAAACATTAAACAAAGAAGAAATAATATAACAATCATGTCATTGGGTCAGTCAAATAAAAAGTTTGATTGGCTCAATGATTTAACAATTAGAGATAAAGATACATCAAGATTAGATGAACTAGCCAATCTTTATAATAAAACTAAAGATAAAAAATATTCTAAAGAATGGTATGTGTTAGTAAAAAAAATTACTAAAAAAATTTCCTGCTAAAAATCCAAAAACTATTCATAGTGTCGCACCAATAATATAACACCCTAGAATTTCAATCGTCTAGTTTTCAATAAAAATATTTTTTTACAAAAAATTGAAAAACTCAATGTGGTATAATGGGTAAATAAAAAAACAGAAAGGTAAAAATGAAAAATAAAAAAGATGATGATTTCTTTCTTTGCTATGCAATAGGAAGAAGAGGAGTATCTCATGCTTGGGGAAAAGGTAAAACTCAAGAAGAGGCACAGCAACAATGTAAGTTAGCTGTAAGTGAAAGCATCAGAGAGAAACCATCTAAAATGAGACACAGACCTTATGCTTATATTGTTGGTCATAATGATTGGTGGTCTATAAATAAAAATTGGAGAGAGTTCTTCAATATTTAATTAACTATAAGGCGATCTGAAATATGGTCGCCTTTATACTTCATTTTCATAAGTCTTATCATCATCAGCTTTACGCATACATTCATAATGAGCTTTACCTTTGGG